ATGTAATACTTCCAGTGATATCAGCAACTTCTAAAGTAATATAATAACCAGCATGAGTTGAAGAACTATCTGTTCCATTCAGTGCTATTAAATCTGCATCACTTGCATCTAAAACTAATACATTACCCACATCAGCAGTAGACTCTTCAAGAAGAATCTCATCATCAAAATTACCAATAACCATATCTAATTTTTGAAGTCGGCGCTGGAAAGTCTCATCAAAGATTGCTTCAAGGACAGATGCAAGTATCGGTGAGTATGTTTCTGTATCACCAACAAAGGCAGAAAGACCAGCACCTGTTGTACCAATTGCAGCAGAAACTAGTGATGCAATAGAAACTTTACCAAAGACAGCAAACCCAGCTGGATGAACAGCCTTTTTCAATTCATTAATATAATCTGCTGTTCCAGCCGCAGCTTGTACTTCATAAGAAAATTGCTGGTAGTAATAAGAGTCTTGTATACGAATTAAGTCTTCACTTATTAGACTTACAATACTACCTCCATATGAACCAGAGGTGGTTAACTTTGTATCTACAGACACAGAACCTTTCGCAATATCAGCATTTATGATAGTACCTGTTGCTCCACCAGAATCTGTGATGACAGTTGTGTTCGCAGAAAAATCTATTCCGTCTTGATTAATTATATTATCACCAGCATCAGTGGAACTTGAATCAGTTCCATCCAAAGCAATACTACCATCTAATGCTTCAGCATTCCCTAAAAGTCTATCCCCTGCATCAGTAAAACTTGCATCAGTTCCATTTAATGCTATAAAATTTCCTTCAGTTTCATTTATTAAATAAGAACCAGCATTTGTGGAACTTCCATCAGTTCCATCTAAAAGAATAACACCACTAGTTATTGCACTCCTATCCAAAAATCCATTCAGAACAATGGTTCCGCCTGGATTTGAAAGGTTATCAGCATTTGACTCTTCAAGAATAAATCTTGGAAGTTGATGAGAACTTGCTCCTATAGAAACAGCAGTTTCAGTTAATATTACATCCCCTGTTCCATCTTCATTTGCTACGTTGTCACCTACATCTGTATCTGCAGCACTAGCATTTAATCGTACTGGTGGAAAATATGTTTCGTCTTCTGATTCTACAACAAGAGCACTACCAGCAGTTTCACCATTACCAGCTTCAAGAACTATAATACCTAGTGCAGAACTTTCAGCATTTAATACAAGTCTATTACCACTCTCATCTACTAATTGATATCGAGAAGTGTCTATAACATTATTAAGTGCCATTCTTGAAATAATATCAGTAGCATCTCTTAAATTATCTTCTAATAGAATTTCTTCTGAATCACCTGTCTCCATAGTCACTCTAACTACATCCTCAAATGTAGTCTCAAGTAATCCTGTAGTTGAATTCCAATCCTTAACTGTTCCTGTATGTGTTGTTAATGTATTAGCTGCTGCAAAAGTACCAGTAACATCCTTCAAAACAAAATTAGCTCTAAAGGTTAAATCAGGAGCTGCAGAATAATTAAATCCACTGTCTTCAATTTTGACACTGTCAACCGCACCGATTGTGTTGGTTGTTGCTAAAAGTGCAGTTCCAGTTCCAGTGAGAGAAGTTACAGTAACAGTGGGAAGTGCATTATAACCAGCACCGCCATCTTTCAAAAATATTCTAGTAATAGCACCTGTACCTACCGTGCCTTCTTCAAACGCAATTTGGTCATTGTCTGTTCCATAGGAATCTATTGTTTTTATAAATATCCCTGATTCCATTTTTATATTGTGGGCAGCATTAGTGGAACTTGCATCAGTTCCATTTAGAACAAGACTATCCCCTGCATTGGAACTAGCAGCATCAGTGCCTTCCAATATAACATTAAAAAATTCTAGAGAAATATTTGTTTCTGGTTCTTGAATAAGATAGTCGCCTGCATTTGTTGTATCTGAATCTGTTCCATCCAAAAGAATTGCACCATCAATAACCGATACAAATCCTGTAGCTGTTCCAGTGTTTGCTTGTGAAGTTGTGAATGTTAAAACATCACCAACTTCATATTTTGTACCAGCATCGTCAATTGATACTCCATCAACAGAACCAACTTTTATACTTTCAACTTTTGCTTCTGCTAGACCATTACCTACATTGGTGTCAACTGTTATGACATCGTCTTCTGAATATAAAATACCACCATCTGAAACTGCTGCAGATGATACTATACCTTTAATAGTAAATGACATAGACACATCTTGAACAGTTGAAATTGCTGTAATAGTTTCTCCACTGGTAAATGTACCTACCAATGAATCTGGATTAATTTGTAATTCTGCTATTGTAACACCAGCTTGACTAAGAGTCGATGCATCAATAACATTAGCAGTCGCACCAGAAGTTCCACCAGTTATATTTTGTCCTATTATTTCTGTAGCTATAGAATTAGCGCCAGGAGAAGTTCTTAGAAGTGTTTGTCTATCCCATTTACCATCAGAGGCATTCAACATATATTTGTTTGGGTAAAATATTTCAGAATCTACATCAAGAAGCATTCTCATAAAAATTTTATGACCTTCTTTGGTTCCTTTCGCTCTATACAATTCTCTGATGTTCTTTATTAAATTTCTTTTATCAAGACCAGTTGCAAGAGTTTCTGGAATAGCATTCATAAACTCATCACGGAGTTGGTCTAGAAAATCATATATCGTATTATCCGTATCAGCATATGCCAACATCTGTTGTATATTCTGTACAGGATTTGCTCTGTATTTTGTTACAGTTCCAAACGCACCAGAAGTGGCTCCAGTTACAGTTTCTCCATTTTCAAATCGTTGTTGAGAGGAAATGAACAATCTATTGTTAGCTAGATCATCAATAAGAACAGTTGCTGTTGCGTTAGAAGTTCCACCACTTATTGTTTCATTAACAGTAAATTTACCACTTGAACCAGAACTAGTTTCATAAACAATTTTAGTCCCATCTTGATTTAAGAGATGAGAAGTAGTTTCCAACTCAAGCAAAACATTGTCAATTGTCACTGAAACAGTAAGTTCACCGGCCTCTAAAAACTGATAATAATATTTTAGAAATTTAACAAATACAGGATGGTCAGACTGAATAAAGTCCGGCATCTGTCCCTCAATGAGAGGAGAAAGCTTCGTTATAAGTTTTGACGAATATGGACTGTCAAATGGGGCCATTTTTTAATAACTCGACGTTGATGTATAAGCAGATGTAGTTGTATAGGTTGCCCCTGCGCCGGTATCACCTGTAGCAATTGTGTCCACTTCTCCTGTTACAGTACTGTTTGTAAAATCTATTTCTAGTAATTGATTACGAACCGGAACAATGTCTTTAGAATCTGGAGTAGCGGTAACACGAATTTGTGTAGATGTTGCTCCATCTACATCAGAAACATCAGTGATGTAAATTCCATTAATTGAAATTTTTCCAGTTGAATAAGTGACAGTTCCAGCAGTTGAGTCTTGATATACTCTAACTCCAGCTACTATATAATAAACTCTAAGATTACCCTCACCATCATCATCAAAATACATTACATTAGTAGTATCACCACTAATCTTAAATCCAGTAGATGCAACAACTCCACCAGCAGTAGCATTATGACCAGAATGTGGATTATAAAATGCATTGTTAAAATTGAGTGTATATGCGGTTGAAGCAGTAGTTGTTGGTGTAAAGAATTTTCCAATGCTAACATTTGTGACATTACTTAATATCGCAGTGTCTGTGTCATCAATTTGACCTGTTAATTGAGAATGTCTAAACATAGAACCAAACTGTTTTAAGTTGTCTGTATTATAAGTCGTAAGAGTAGAAGATACTGATGTTTCTAAATCGGCAGTGATACTGGTTGTTGCACTAGAATCATATTTGAATTTTGTAGTTAGAATTAAATATGTAGTTTCTGGGTCAACGATAACAGGAGTAATTGATGCTACAGTATAAGGAGCCAAGTCAGTAACCAATTGATTTTTTTCAGTAGTTGTTAAATCATTTCCTGTAGTAGATTTTATTGATATGTATACTTTACCATATACTGCTGTATCTGTTACACCAAGACTCGTATCAAAGGAACCATGCTCTCCACCCCAAACCTGAACCGACTCTGTATTGGTAAATAACTTTTTTGCATATAGTTTATAGTCTTCAGCAGTTACACATCTTCCTTGCGCAGCATAATCTAAAGGAGCATTATATTTTATTGAACTAATACTTTCGGGTTCAGCTCCACCTGAAGCTGTACCAACTGTTGAAACAGAAACATCAGTAACAGTAGCAATTGCACCAGAGTTTGAAAATATAGAAGCACCATTGGCACCAGCCTTATTTGTTACAACATATTGGAGAATAACAATGTTGTCATCTGAAAGTGCCTTACCTACTACACCATCACCAAAATATATCTCAAACTTTCCACTCTCAACTTCCTGTAGGAAATAAGAACTACTAGTAGAAGATACTTGAGTTATGTCAGTTGCTTTCGTATAGGTTGTAGTGGTTGTATCAGTTGAAGAAGTTTGAACTTTTACAGTTAATGTAGATGTATCTGATCTATTATCTGGAAGAAGAAATCTCTGATCAACATCAGAAGAATCTACGGTATATCTGGTTGTTACATACGTTCCTTCATATATATCAATACTGGTAAAAGGAACACCAGCACCAGTATTACTTTTGGTAACATCAGCAATAGTAACAAACTGATAATCAACTTCGTCAACCGTACTTGTAAAAACAGTTCCTGCTGACATTGTTGCAGTTGCTACTGCTGTAGTATTTAAAGTAACATCAACGATTGCTTTTGGAGCAGTAGCTGAAGTAGGTTCGTATCCTAGTGTTTTTGCATGAGATACAACACTTGACCTTAACGATGCACTATCCAGAAACATTTCGTTTGCAAGCATGTTCGCATTAAAACCAAGATAGTGAGTATTGTATGCGAGAACATCTAAAAGAATATTCATCCCAGAACCTTCAAAATCATAATCCGTAAATTCTGTTTGAGATTTGAGAAAGATTTTTAGATTTGATTTCACATCATCAAAATCAAATTCTGTTACTGTTAATCTTGTATCATTTGTGGCCATTATCGTAACACCTCTAGAAATATTGTTAAGTCTACAAGTTCTGTGGGAGCATTTCTAACGTAAAATTCTATGGTCACTTCATATTCACCACGGTCTAAATTAGGGCTAGCCCGAACTCCTATAAGTCTTGCTCGTGGTTCATAATTCTCAATAACATCTTCTATTTTCTTTGCAATAATAAATGATGTTATTGGGGTCATATTTTCAAATAACATTTCTCTTACACCACCAGAAATTTCTGGGTGAAAAGGTTTTTCATAATAATTTAATAATACAAGATTCCGAATAGAACGCTTAACTGCTTTAATATCTGTTATTTTATCAATATCTTTTGAAACTGATTTTTTACCAAAAAAAAGATCAAGGTCTTTATATTGCCGCACGTTGCGTGTAATATCATTTTGTGCTTGTGCGTCTGTATATGCTGACATTATAAACTCCTATTGTATTATTTATAATATTACTATGAACTTTCTTTCATTCTATATGGTTCAATTTCCTTCCAAACTTCTTTTGCTGGAACCCTAATGAAGGGTTTATTTTTTTCAGATTTTCCAGCTGGGTTTGGAATTGTTACCATCACATTCTTGTTCTTTTTAAATGCTTTAAGTTTAGAAAACATAATATCGGATTCTGTTCTTTCCCTATGCATTGTCTTTTTTAACCATTTACTTGTTCTCATTATATGCTCCTTTCACTATCGCATATTACTACTTCACTCACTACGGCATCTATGTTGTTATGCCAGTAGTTTAGAAATTTGTATACCCTTGGGTACTTTGGTTTAACGTCCATTGTCTGCCATATAAACTGTTGTAGTATATTCTCATAATCCGGCATCCAATAATAAACATTTAAAGTAACTAAGGTTTTTCTCCTTGTTACTATTAACATTTTAAGCTAATTCTGCTCTAAGTGTCGCTAACGCAGAGTTCGCAACTATTGTAGATGCTTCTTCTGTTACTGAATCCTCCGTTGCTTGTAACACAGCGTTCGCCTTCTCTATTGCACCACTTAACCCATCAGCTGCAATTGCAAAATTTGGAACAACGCCTGATAAAGTTACACCATCACCAACTGCATCTGTTGCGCTTGTAACTAAACTATCTAAAGAATATCCACCAGCTGTCAATGCACTGTCAAAGCTTGACGTAACATCACTAAGTAAACTATTATATTGATCAGAGCCTGGAGTAAATCCTGCTAAACTTGTTAACTTTGATTGTAAGTTTACATCAGGAATAGTAGGCACCGCTGGCATCATATCTCTTAGTGTAGTTGTCAGTTCCGTAAGTTCAGTTGATAACGTACCTGCTAATGCCGAGGCCTCGGCCTCTAAACCAGATAACATATTATCTTTTATACTTTCAAGTTTAGTTGCATAACTATTAAAT